AGCACCGTTAACAAGCGGGCTTGTGTTGTCACGGGTACCGGTCGTATGACTTGGCGCTACCTGCGATTCAAACGTCTCGCAGCCGCCCACCTTACCAAGGCGCCCGTCTGTATATGCAGACGATACAAGCCCGCCGTTGAATAGGTTCGTCTGACTACCAATCAGGCCCCAGTTATCCGACGGCGCCAGCAACGCAATGCGCCCATCATAGGGGACTGACATTTCGGTCAAACGCTCTGGTCCCCTGGCGAAGTCCGCATAGCTGTTGACGATCTGCCCCGGCGTACCAACCCAGTTATAAAACCCGGAGTACATCTGAGACGCACAATCCGCCGCAATGTGATTGACGATACTCATCATCGCCGGCTTCATGACCCGCTCTGCAAGGTCTTCGATTTTGAGCGTCAGGTCGGTTGACGAGAACTCAAAATCAACGCCGATCTGCTGATCGACTTTCAACGTCGTCTTGCCCTCGATCACATCTTGGGTTGAAAGAGTGGGGCCAGTACGCACCGTAAAATCAGCCGGACGCCGGATTGAAATCTCGTCCCCGACCTTGTAGCCGTTGACGCTTTTGGAGAACTCTTCCTCGGGCGCACGGTAGAGCTGGTTCACCCAGCCCAATTCGTTCTCAAGGATCGGCAGCGCGGACTTTGCTACGATGTCCGCCGTCAGTGTCGTGTTCGACATTTCTGTTTCCTCAGATGATGAGGCCCCTAGCGGATCACGCCCTTGGTGCGCAGATATGCCGCCATGTCGCCAACTCCACCCTTGTCAGGGTCGAAGAAGCCAACGGGCGTCACACCGCCACTGATAGGCGCTGCCGGTCGTGGGGCTGATGTGGGTTTAGCGGCAGTCGGGCGGCTCAATTTGGCCTCCAGCTTGCCGAACTCTTTCAGTGCGCGAGCTGGATCACTGGCGAATGATTGATACAGCGATGCGGCTTCCTGCGGGTTTTTTCCGAGATAATACGCAATCTCTGCGCCCATATCGCTTTCCGCGATATGACGCACAGCGCGCTCGTGGACTGGCGTGTCGCTTGTAAAAACCTGATCGAAATCAGGCATGGTTTCCCGAGCGGATTCGACGGTTTCGGCCCAAGCGGCAGCAAGCTTTTGGTGATGCTCATAGGCGATCGCCTCACGCTCGCTTTCAAGCCGGTCAGAAGCTTCTTTCGCGTTCGCCTGCCGGACTTTCCAGGCAGTGCGTTCGGCGAGTTCCTCATTGGGGTCTGCGATCTGCGTGAAGTCTGGCGGATCGCCACCTTTGAGGCGTGCAACTTCCTTTTCCAGCATTTCAAGCCGGCGCGGCATAACCTCCCGCGCCGATTTGTATTCCTGCCAGCGTTGGCGGTTGCGCTCCTGCTTCTTCTCCTTCCACGTCTTCGGCTGCTCTCCTTCAGGAACGTCTTCGCGTCCAGCGGGCGGCTCATCGGCTTTCGCCTCTGGTTTCGCCTGCGGTTCTCCGGCTTGGCCTTTATCGGCCTGCGGTGCGTCCTGCTCGTGTGTCGTCTCTTGCGTCGTAACCTGCGGCGCAGCGGTATCCGTGCTCGCCTCATTGGCGGCCGGGATGGTCATATCGCTCATGGTTTTCCCATAAAAAAACCCGCCTTAGGGGCGGGCATCTGATCCAGCTGGCCTGTTGGCCTGCGGCGGCGGTTCACTCAACTTTTTACGCTTCAATTCGTTGTCCAGGCGCGTACCTTCGAGCGTCTCGGCCGCTTGCAGGGCGTCAACCTCAACGCCCTGAGTAGCACTCGCCGCTCTGGCTTGTGCTTCTTGCGCCTTGGCCTCGGCTTCCGACCCTTGCGCTTCCATCATCCGCATTGCACCTTGTGCTTGCGCCTCGGCCATAGGATCGGGGGGCGGTTGCATCGCCTGGGCGGCCTCTGGGTCTGTGGCCTGGACGACCTGCGGCGGCAACGTTGCGCGCAAGCGCTCCGCCAGCTGTTCCGACCCGTCGAAATCCATGTTCTTGACGATCAAATCTGCCCCGACGGCACCAACCTGCGGGAAGGCTTGCACCAACTGCACCATTTGTTGCACCGCCTCAGTCCGACGGGACGCATAATTCGGACCAAGCGTCACACGAACCGACTTGAACTTCATCTTCGAAAGGTCGTTGTGCTTGAACTCCGTATCACCGGCTTGGAACATCGAGCGATTAACGGTTACAGTCTTTTCCGTGTCGTCTTCCATGACCAGCTTCAGCGTTCGCTCGCTGTCGTAGACTTTGGGGATCATGTCGAGAATGACACGCCCCATGTGCTCTAGAGAGTGTTCCAGATTATCAACGAAATGGAACGTGGCAGTATTGCCCTGCTCTTCGCGAGCCGTAATGGCAACGCCACTCGTTTCATTAGACCTGGCACCCAACGATGCATCGTAAATTCCAGTCGTTGCCTTCATGTCGTCCGCCAGCATCTGCGCCATCTGTATCAGCCCTGCTGGCAACGGCGGTGGAGCAATGCGCTGCGGCGGTCCACCTGCTGACGCATCGGCATCATAGGGCAGATAAGGTGTTTGATTTCGGTTCGCATTATCCCACACCGACTTGTACCTCTCGATCTGCTTTGTCGTAACGAGGTATGGCGCTTTGGGCTGTTGCGCCAACGTTTCGGCCGCAACGCTCATGAAATAATTGTGCAACTGCTGTGGTTCACGTTGGAACCGAATGAGGCCATGACGATAAACACCATCGTCCAGCGGAATCTCGGCACCAACGACCGGGATGATCGGTATCCATTTTGACGGACAATTGTACGGGTCTTCTAGTGTCTCCTGTCCTGTCACCTTGACCATATCGACGGTGTAACCCTTCACCTTACGCGTTGTCAGGATGTATCCAGACTGGATCAACTCCTGGACGTCTTTACGGCCTCGGTCCGTCAACTCGTAGGTTTCGCCGTTGGCCAGAAGCGCAATCTCGCGCTCCATCTCCTTGCGCCGCCAGAACTCGGCAATCCGCACATAGTCGCCATTGCTCCAAGTGAGATAGTGCCCGTCATTGCGTTCTGAATCGACACTGATTGGAGCGGCCTTGGGATAACGTTTCTTGAACGCCTTGATGGGCAACATCTGCGAGACAACGCACCACCCCATATCATTGCGGGCAGGTTCGCGACTGGCCGGATCAGCGTAGACGCTCAACGGATCGAACACGCGCTTGATGCGAATTTCCTGCTCGAATGCTTCCTCGTCTGCATAGTCATGCTCGACCCGCATCCATCCGATTCCGCAGGCAACCATGTGTTCCACAGACGCAGCGTAGACGTGCGCAGCGCTTGAGTTGTACTGGATACGACGCATCAGGCCGTTTGCGATTTCGGTAATCTCATCATCATCGTCGCCATCTGGCTCCGCTTTGATGACAGGCATATTCTGTCGGATCGGGTTAGACACCTGGCGCAGGAACTGACCTGATCGGTTGATCGTAATCATCGGGCGGCCTTTGCGCTCGGCCTTTGCCGCATCACTCCACTGAAACCCGGCCGTAAAGCGCAAATCTTCTACGGCTTGCTCGATGTTCTTCCGATCGTATTCGTAGGCCGTGGCCAACGCTTCGCGGGCGTCTTTAACGACATCATCCATCAGAGCAACACCTGCAGAGACCTACGCGTTTCCACTTACGCATCACTTTTCTCGCCTCGTCTCGAGTGTAGATCAATCCACGACTGTGGGTCGTAAAATGGAGCAAACCAAACGTCTGACACCGTAGGATCAAATCGATTCATATTCCCATCCAATCACCGGCTGACGACCGCACCGAGAAGTCGAAAGTTGGCCTCGTGGCCACGGGCTCAGCAAACGTGAGTGCAACCGCGTCCCACTCGTCCGGTGATTTGATGCCTCGCTTTCGCATATCGTCTTTCGACTCCAGCTGTAGCCTCGTCAGGCTGTCATACTTGTAGCCAGGTCCGCAGGCGTCTGCTTGCAGCGTATCTGTGTCAGGGATATCCACGCCGCCCGGATCTTCTAGCCATTCTTTCGACTTGCCCCACATTTCGGCGCGACGATTCACATAACCGCCTTTCGGACGTTTGTTCTCGTCAAGAGGTTGCGGCTCAAGTGGAGCGGAGCCGAAGTTTACTGCTGTAACAACGTCCCCGTATCCCATCTCAACCAAGCGGTCATAGACGCCAGCACCGACGCCGCCCACATCTACGAACATTCGGGCTGGGTTCTCAGCGTCGATCACCTGCTTGCACCAGCCGGCAGCCTGCATCGTGTCGAGTTTCGACCTGGTTTCGATCCGTTCCACACGACGGCCTTTGCGGAACGCCATTGCATGCCGGTCGCTGCCCTTCCACGCTGGATCATAGCCGATAACGAGTGGACCGATTCCCTCGTGCGCGGCCTTGCGTGCTCTCAATACCAATTCAGCAGAAATATAACTGTCGTGACCAGACATCTGGAACGCTTCAGCCGCTGTCGCTGGGTATTCCTGCTTGAACAGGATCGGGTCTTTTAGTTCCGCAATCTTGTTCCGCCGCCAAGCGATTTGGCCCATGTCGAGACCGTGAGCGACCATGTATTTGCGTTCTTCGTCTGTAATCTCGAAGCCTCTAGGAACGTCTCTCCGGTACTCTTCCTGCCAGAACCATGGAATAAACACCGCGATATAGTCGCCCTCGCCACGCTCCGCCTGCTGCCATCGCTCGTGGAACTCACCGCCGACGCCGTTTGCGGTGCTTTCAAGAATGATCTCTGTTCCCGGCAGATCAGGTACAGCCTGAACAACTCCAGCAAAGTGTGTTCCTGCATTTGGCCAGAACGCCACCTCGGAACCGTGAAAAAGTTGGATTGTTTGCGAGCGACCAACCGCCTTCGTGCCAGCCGTTCCAACCGCATACCCGCTTTCAAGACGGTGAAATGAAAGCTCTTTGGCGTTCGCCGCACCCGTTTGCGGCTTAAGCAGGGACGGACAGTTGTCGTGATAGCGTGACACCATCGTGAACAGGTTATCGGTGGCGTCTTGCTCATGCGTGAGAATGAAGCAGCGAATGCCTTTGCCGTGAGTTGTGCGCCAGTAGAAGCGTCCGCCGATATAGGTGCTGATCCCTTGCTGTCTGCCCTTGAGAACCAACGCCCTCACTTTTTCATGGGCTGCACGCTGCTCTTCGAGGCACTGGTGCAGATACGCTTGAGCCTTGTTGAGCTGGAGCGGAACATTGCCAGCTCGTGGGTCTTTGGGGCGAACTTTGAGGCAGCGCGGCGCGTAATGTGTGAAGTCATCTCTGAGTTTCTTGCGGACCGCGCGTTCGCGCTCACTCAAGTTGCTCAAGGGCATCCTCGTGTTTGTGGTGGTGCAAATCCATTTCGCCGCTGATGCTCTGCAAATCGGGTAGCGACTTGCGCAACAAAACCTCAATTGCCTTAACATGTGTGGAACTTAGCTCGACGGGTTTCCCGCTTTGCGGGTCGTCTTCGCTAAGTGCATATGCATGCAATCTATTCAACAACTGACTGGTGCGGATTTTATCCCGCGTTTTGTCATCGTGTTGAACCTTCCTTTTTCGTGCGGCCATGACCCTAACTGGTTTGTTAATGCGTGATGCTGAACACCCGATCGCTCGTGATCTTTGGAGCGTTTGTCGGGTCGGTTGTTACATCGCTCCGGGCCTCTGAATCTCTCGTAATGACAGCGCCGAGGCTTACAGCGGCAATGATATTCGTTGGCACTACTGCAGCACGCGTGATCTGCGACAGATTTGTGAGTACCGGCTCCACAGCAATGATGCCGGGAGTGTAGGTGAGGGCTACATCATGCCCCGTCAGAGCAAATTCGCCAGCCTCTGCCGCCATGATGAGCAGGCGGATCAGCGCTACGTCACTGCCCGTTAGCGAGTACACCCCGCACTCAGCGGCAACACGGCGGATGACGTCGAACGATACATCCTGGCCACTGATACCGAACGTGCCGTAGTCAGCAACAAGCCGCCGGCCTACTTCTAGACTGACCGGCTGCCCGGAAAGTGCGAAGTCACCACGCTCTGCAATGAGTGGATTGTGTGTCTGCGAAAGTCCGACCGACTGGCCGGTGAGAACATACGACCCGTATTCTGCGACGATACGACGAGCGACTTTGAGCGCTGCAGATTGGCCCGTGAGAACAAATGCCCCGCTGCCGGCGCTGAGTTGATAGCTGTGCCTGAGAATGACTGGCTGCCCTGACAGCGTGAATGATCCAGCGCCAACGACCATAACAGGATTAGATACTGGCGTGTAGGCGAGCGCTACAGGTTGGCCGGCGAGTGCGTATGACCCAGGCCCTACTGCTAGCCGTCGATTGTGCTTAAAGCTGACAGCACTACCAGCGATGCCAAAGATACCATGGTCTGCTGCGAGCCGGCGGCCCGCTTCCAGGCTGACCGGCTGGCCTGTGAGGGAAAATGTGCCGTTCCCAACAGTGAGTGTGACGCCAGGCGT